CTTCTTAATAGCAGGCGCTAAGCTATCGATAATGTTCCTGAACTTCTCGGACTTAGTGTATGCTATCATAAAGACGGCGACTAGGGCGTAGAATGCGGCTACTACCAGAGCTATCGTACCCATCGTTCCCATAAATGCAGGTCCTAAGAATTGCATAGCTATTCGAAGTTTCACCATTGTCGTCATCACTGTCCCAGCTATTAGCAATAGAGGTCCAAGTGCTGCGACCATTCCGGCGAAAATAACTACCATTTTTTGACCTACGGGAGACATATTAAGGAACGCTTCAATAAGTTTAGTGATCCCACCTACGACCTTCGTCAATGCGGGTTCTAAAATTTGTTGAATGACAATCGCTGCGGATTCAAACGCTCCTCCCATTTGTTCAATTTTACTAGCAAGGTTGTCTTGCATAGTCTCTGCCATTTCCCTTGCAGCCCCATCGGAGTTGATTAAGGCGTTAGTCATTTTATCCAATTTCTCTGGACCTGCGTCTAATAGTGCAAGCATACCTGAGAGGGAGTTTTGACCGTACAAGGTTACGAGGTGTCGGTTCCGTTCTTCTTGCGTAAGCCCGGCGGTAGCCGTTTTCAATTGAGCAATTTGTTCCCGAAGTGGAATCATCTTACCATTTGCGTCGTAGAACGATACTCCTAACTGATCCATGGACTTAACCATAGCCTTAGTAGGTTTAGCAATACGAGACAAGGCTCCGCGAAGTGTAGTACCTGCTTGTGAACCTTTGATACCTGCGTCGGCCATAATACCGATAGACGCCGCGGTTTCTTCTAAACTTAACCCCATTGAGTGAGCAACCGGTGCGACATACTTCATCGCTTCGGCCATGTCGACAGTCTCAGCGTTCGTATCGGCGGCAGCTCGTGCGAATACGTCCGCGACGTGTCCTGCTTGTCCTGCTTCTAATCCAAACGCTCGTAGAGAGCTTGCCATCGCCTCGGAACTTGCTGCTACATCTCCTCCAGATACCGCAGCGAGGTCGAGGACACCCGGCATTGCGTCCATGATTTCGTTCACTTGGAAACCAGCTGAAGCGAGGTTCTCCATACCCTGCGCAGCCTCTTTAGCACTGAAGGCCGTCTTAGCACCGAGTTCGATTGCCTGAGCTTTCATCTTGTCAAGTTCTCCACCTGTTGCCCCTGCGATAGCCTGTACCCGGGACATCTGTGCTTGGAACTCGTTCCCTACCTTAATGGAAGTCGCAGCTATACCTAAAAGAGGTAGCGTAACGGCGGTAGATAGTACCTTACCCATGCCCGTCAACGCTGAACCGATTTGGAAGGATTTGGACGACTCAACCGCTAGTCGTTGAGCCTGGTTTTGAGCCAAGTTCAATTGACTTGTGAAATTTGAAATGTCTAGCGTCATTTTAGCTGCTATTGATCCAAAATCCATATATCTTCCTTTCTATTCAATAAAAATAGGAGCGACTAAATAAAGTCACTCCATTAGCATTTGCAAACCTGGATTCTTTTCCCCGTCTCCAGGGTACCTAGGAGTCTTATCGTCCGCGATGTAGCGAATGTAGGCTACGGCCGCAGTATCGAAACAATAACGTCCAATATCTGTGGTTAGCCCTACGACATCACTAGGTCTAATATGAAATTCAGTAGCGACTGCTATGACATTAGACATTTCCTTCGTTTGAACGAAAGGACTCCGCCGAAGCTACCTCTCCGTACATGGCGCTGAAGATCGTCATCAACTGATCGTCCGTCATGTACTCCCCGATTTCTGCATAGGTAGGTTGAACCAATGCTGCTTCAGCAAAGACACGCAAGAGCTCGGCCATGTCTTGGATCCCTGAATCACTTTTGTTCAGTTTTTCCAAGGCTTTGCGTTTTTGGTCGTATGTGATAGACTTCATGTCCAAGTTGTCTTTAGTGACCTCTTGTGTCTCGCCGAAAAGTTCCGTTACCTTACCTAAAAGGGTATTAGGGATACGACCGTTCGCGATCAAGTTCATTACCCCAGCCGAGCGAATTTGAACATAAATAGGCTCAGCTCCTTTTCCAAAACCTGGAAGAGGGATGACTTGGAACGATTTTTGACGAAATTGTTCAGCGGTGATAATGTTGTTATTCATAGCAGTACCTTTCTAAAATTATGCGTATTGTGCGACAAGTGTAATATCGCGGTCAGGCATAACACTTGTATCGAAGTTCCACGTAGTGGATTCACCTTGAATCTTCCAACCCTTGAAGACTTTGCCGTCTGTGCGTGTTGGATCCGCAGGTTTAGGAGTTACCTTTTTACCTACTTCTACTTTAGCAGGGTTAGCCGTTCCGTTACCACCAGCTAAATCATACTTCACATTGCGAAGGATAGCAGGGAGTGTAGGAACATAGTCCATAGACTTAACAGGAAGTCCAGCTTTAGTAGCCTCGCGGGCTTTGATTTTGAACTCAGGTGCATAGAACTCTTTACCAATGTTAAGTCCTGGAGCGCTACCAGTACAGTTGTTCAAAGTGATTTTGACGTAGTTGACGATGGAGTCTCCTACATAGTTCGGCACATAGATATTCATCCTAAATGGTTTCATATTTGTTGCGCCTTGTGCAAGCATTGGTGAGTCATATCCAGCGATAGCTTCGTTCACTTTGCGAACAGTACCACCTTCAATCAATGCCATAATTTCAGGGTCAAACGTGTTGTCCTTGAATGTTAGGTCGTAACCGTACAAAAGGTCTGGAGTACGCACGATCGCAAGAATACGAGTATCATTGCGCTTGATGTCTTCCGTACCTTCCGAGGTTACTGACTCGAGTTCCGCAGTTTCAGCGGTGTCGACTGTAAACTTAGATCCACCAACTTTCGGTAGTTGGGTAAGTGGATCAAGTTCTTCAATTTCGACAAACTTAATTCCGTAAAGAATATCCTTACTCATTTATAGATTTCCTCCTTGTGGTATTCTATATTCGATTTCTAGTCTATAACGAGATAACATCGTATCAAAGTAGTCACCTGTCTCCGAATACGTTACCTCGTAACCCATTTCTTTGATCAGTTCTCGAACTCTTTGACCGTAATCGTCTATCCCTATAATTGAATTAGAGTGGACGTAGATTTGAACCTTCCAATAGGCAAAACTTCCTAGACGATTTGTAGCACTAGGCATTCGATGACTGAATCGAAGTACAATGTAATCATCTGGACGGTCTAATTCTTCCTCGGTTTCGCCGAACTGAAGTCCAGGTATCATAGGAGTAGGAGACAGTTGGTAGGTAGGTAGTATCTCCTTCAGTCTGTCCATCATTGAAGTACGTTTTGTCATTTCATCCTCCTAGTCTACTAATCGTCTTAGAGCCCTAAACAATTCTTCCACATTGTCCTCTATAGACTGTTCCAGGATCTTGTACTTACGTCCGTGCGCTAGTTCTAACCAAAAGCCGTAGCTCATATGGTGAGACACTGCAATCATAATTTGATCCTTACTGACCCATGCTGCTTCACCCTTCAGTTTTTGACGAGCGTTACCAGTTCGGTCAGTCCAAATCGCGTTCGATTTTGCGTAAGCCTCCATCTTAGTTGAAGCTATCTCACAGACTAATAAAACAGATACAAGGAACTTGCTTCGGTACTGCTCACAGGACTGAACAAATTGACTAGGATCCCATACAAGATCAGCCATTAGTCCTTTATCTCCAATTTTAGTTCAATTACAATATTTTGCTCTAAAATGTTATGTACTTCGACGACACGATATCGGCGCCCTGACTGAATTACTGTAACAGTATCAGCGGGTTTGATAGCGTTGCCGTCTTCGTACATAATAAAGATCTTAATCCCATTTTGAGCAAAGATTCTACCTGCGTCCGTAGCGTTTGAAAGTAAGTCCGGCGTCATTGTGTTATCGAATAGACAGGTTGCGTTCTCTAAAACGTTACTTCCTTTAGGATCACGCTTTTTTCCTCCGTAACCGTCACTGATCCATGCGTCCCGGGTCACTTTGATCTGCGTCGGCGCGGTCTCAATAGCTCGA